CGCACCGCCCGGCAGTCGATCCGCAAGCGGAAGAGGGCCAGCCTGCCCGGGCAGCCGCCTTCGGGCCATGGGAAGCAACTGCTCAAGACGTTCATCTACTTCGGGTACGATCCTGGAAACGACTCGGTGGTGATCGGCCCCGAGAAGCTGAGCGGAGCGAACATGGGGGAGGCGCCGGAAGTGCTGGAATACGGTGGCTGGGGGATGAGGAAGAACACGCGGCGTCGCCGGCGTGTTGTTGGCGGACCGGGCGAGATCGAGATCGGGCGAGCGGGCGGCCGCAGCACCAAGCCCGTGACCGACTGGCACCGGCGCGTGCGGCAGGTCACCTACGCGCGGCTCCGCACGTCCGCCCAGGCGGCACATGCCAATCGCCTGAACGAAGAACTCTACGGCCCGGACTATCGGAAACAGCCGGCGGCCCGGCCCTTCATGGTGCCGGCATTCAATCGTGAGCGTCCCAAGCTCGACGCCCTCTGGGCGGACAGCGTGAAATGAGGAGATGAACATGGCAGCCCGATACGGCCTCCACGGCAAGTTGTTTTATGATGCGTCCGGCGTCGCCGACGACACGTGGATCGAGATCACGAAGGTCATCGGCCAGCCGGTCATCACCGAAGGCGCGACGGAGAACGACGTCACCAGGCGAGCGGGCGGCGGATGGGAAGAATCAGAGCCTGGTGCATTCGCGCTTTCCATCGATTTCGTCATTCCCTGGGAGCCGGGCGACACGGTGTTCGATGCCCTGCACGCGGCATTCCTGAATGACACGACGATCGGGATCGCAGCGTTCGACGGCGATTATGCCGCCGCCACGGCGACGGTGAAGGGCCCCGAGTTCGACGCCGTCGTCACCAAGTTCCAGCCGGGCCAGGTGATCGACAACATCCAGATGACCGACATCACGGTCGAGCCGACGCTGTCGGATACGCCGCCCTACTACTGGACGACGCTGCTGCGGGCCCTGCCGAACGGAATCGCGAACGTCGACTCGGGCACGATCGACTGCGGGCCCGGCACGCCGGTCGGCACGCTGGAGATCGAGGCCCCCGTACTGACCACGGGCGAGCTGCCCGACGCAGAGACGATGACGTACGACATCATCACCGACACCACCGCCGACTTTGCCACGCCGACAACGCTCGTTGACGATGCGATCACGCAGACCGGTGCGGCCGGCGCCGGTGCGGCTCTCGCCAATTATTCTGCCGCGATGCCGGCCGGCGCCGAGCGGTACCTGAAGCTCAACGTCGCAAATTCCGGCGCCGGCAACGCGTCCGCAAAGAATGCCCGGTTCAGCCTGTTGATGTAACTATCGGTCTGATTGGTCAGATCCGACCGATCCCAATGAGGAGACAACGCACATGGCCACCAAGTACGGCGTGAACGCCAAGCTGTATTTCGACGCCGCCGGCGTCGCCCACGACTCGTGGACGGAAGTCTCGAAGCTGCTCGGCAACGAGGTCACGTGGACGCTCGAGAAGCGCAAGCAGGAGCTCATCCCGCGCAACCTGCGCGGCTGGAAGGCCACCATCGCCAAGCTGAAGGTCACGTCCTTCGAGTTCAAACTGCCGGTCGACCACGCCGATGCCGCCTACCTGGCCTTCGAGCAGGCACACCTCAATCGCAGTGCGATCGGCATCGCGATTATGGACGGTGACATCACGGTTGCCGCCAACGAGGGCCTGAAGGGGGACTTCAAAGTTTTCAAGTTCGACCGATCCGAGCCGGTCGACGGCATTCAGACGGTGAGCATTTCGCTCAAGCCGTGCATCAGTGACACCAACGTCGCCTGGTATACCGTGCCGGCATAAACCGACCGATCACTGGGGAGCACCCATGAAAACATTTGTCGATGCCCAGCAACGCACGTGGAGCGTCGTGGTGAACGTCGCCACGGTCAAGCGCGTGCGGTCGCTGGCGGACGTGGACCTGCTGGACCCGCAGTCGTATCAGGCGCTCGCCGAGGATCCCGTGCGCCTGTGCGACGTGCTGTTTGCCATCTGCAAGCCCGAGGCCGACGGGCGGGAGGTGAGCGACGAATCATTCGGCGAGGCACTCGCCGGCGACGTGCTCGATGCCGCCATTGCCGCACTGCTCGAGGAGCTGACCGATTTTTTCCCGAAAGCCCGCCGCCCGGTGATCCGGAAGGCGGTGGAGAAGCTGACCAGGCTGCAGGCGGCAGTGAACCGGATACAGACGGCGAAGCTGGACGCGATGGACGTGGACGCACTGGCACGCGCGTTGATCCCTGGCGCCTCGTCTACGAATACGCCGGACTCGCCGGCGTCGACCCCGACCCCCGAACACTCCGGGAGCTGACGATCATGGCCGAGGCCCGGCAGCGTGACGACTGGGCCAGGGCCGCCGGCGTGATGGCTCTGCTCGCGGAGCCGTATCGCGATCCGGAGAAACGCAGCCAGCCGTTCACGCCGGCTGACTTCGACCCGTTTGCCGACAAGAAAGCCGCGAAGCCGCCGCCGATCCCGAAACTGGATTTTGCTACGTTCAAGAGTTTCTTTGCCAGGAGATGATGCCATGCAGACGATCTGGACTTTGATCAACACGCCGGCCGGCATCACGCTCATCGCGAGCGTGCTGCTGTATTTGCTCAACCGCCTCTATGCCGCCAAGCCGCTCTGGCAGCAGTACGAGGGCACGATCGTCTCGGCGATCCGCACGGCCGAGAAGCTGGTGCCCGACGACACGCCGAACCGCGGCCTGGCGAAGTTCGACCAGGCCCTGCAGTTCGTCATCGAGGTCTTCGAGGCGAGAAACAAGCGGCAGCCGACCGTCCTCGAGAAAGCCATCCTGAAAGAAGGGATCAACCTCAAGCACAACGAACTGGCGATCGAGGGTGCGTTGACGGCTCCTGCCCCGACGCTGCCCGTGGTGGAGAGTTGACCGATGGCAACAACCATCCTCATCGCCATCATCGAAATCGTGATCCGCGCGTTGCTCCCCGCGCTGGCTGCGGGCGCCTCCTCGACTGCTGAGGATGGCGCCCGCCAGCCTGTACTCCGTGCGAGGCTCACAGAGGCCGTCAGGGGCCGCTGGGGGGCCGCCCTGGTGCTCGTTGGGATCCTGGCACTAGCCGGCTGCACTCGCACGCTCTACGTGCCACCAGGCGAGCCTGTGCGGCTCAGGGAGACCATCCGCTCGGCGAAGGTCTGGGTGCTCGACGCGAACGGCAAGGCAATAGCCGGCACGATGGACCTGCCCGAGGGCTGGTACTGTCTGCCCGATCCGGGAGGATTACGATGATGGGATCGTATGAAAATTCAGGGGGAACAGGAGAACGGCCCATGAAGCCAAAACCGAACATCAAACCGCCGGCACAACGTCCGGAAGTTCTCGAAACCGGCGTCCGGGGCACCGACAACTGCCCTGCCTGCGGACGCACCATGAACAAACGGCGGGTGAGCGGCTGGCTGCTCACACACAGTGGGCCGGGACATACCGTCTCCTATCTGATCGAGGATCCGCCGCCGCAAGCCCCAAACCCCAAGGCCGAAGCCTCCCCGGAGCATTGACATGGCCGCCAACAAGATCCGGGCCGGCAAGGCGTACGTCGAGATCGGCGGCGATGACGCGAAGCTCAAGGCCTCGCTGAAATCCGCCCAGGAACGGATGAAGGCATTCGGCGCCAGCCTGAAGGCCACTGGCGTTGCGATGGCGGCCGCAGGTGCAGCCATCCTCGCGCCGCTCGCCCTGGCCGTACGCCAAGCGTCGAACATGGAAGAACAGATGGCGAAGTTCGGAACCGTGTTCGGCCAGAACGCGGACGTCATGCGGCAATGGGCAGACGAGTACTCTGAGGCGGTCGGTCGCAGCAAACGCCAGACCGTGGAATTCCTGGCGAGCTCCCAGGACTTGTTCGTACCGCTCGGGTTCGCGGCCGACCAGGCCGGCGAGTTGAGCAAGCAGGTCACCAAGCTGGCAGTCGACCTGGGCAGCTTCAACAACCGCGCCGATGCCGACGTGCTCCGTGATCTGCAGGCCGCATTGACCGGCAGCGGCGAGGTGATGAAGAAGTACGGCGTCATCGTGAGCGAGGCGGCCGTCAAACAGGAGCTGCTCAACACCGGCATCGATCCCAAAATAGCCACCAATCAGCAGAAGGTCTTTGCCCGGCTCAACATCATCATGGCGGGCACGACGGCCGCCCAGGGCGACGCAATCCGGACATCCGGCAGCTTCGCCAATCAGATGAAGCGCGTCAAGGCCAATCTCGATGACTTGTCGGTGACGGTCGGCCAGGCCCTGCTGCCGCCCCTCACCGAGCTCGCCAAGCAATTCAGTCCGATGATCCGGGCGGCCGGCGAATGGGCGAAGGCGAATGCCGACCTCATTGTGACCATTGCCAAGATCGGCGCGGGAGCCGTCGCATTCGGAGCGCTCACCGTGGGCGTCGGACATTTGACAACGGCAATCCGTGGGCTGGCAACCGCCTCCGCCTTCTTGGCTGCCAATCCAGTGTTTGCGGCGATCACTGGTGGTGCCGTGCTCGGCGTCGGCTTGGGGCTTGCCCTGAACAAACTCACCGGCTACACTGCCGAGTTGAACCGCGAGGCCGCCATCGCACTGGAGCGCGGCGACCAGCAGCGTGCCGCCGAACTGGAACAGATGACCCGGCTGCAGCAGCTGGCCCGCCAGACGCGGCTGAACTCGAATGAGATGTCCGAGGCATCTGAGATCATCGATGGGCTCAACAGCAAATACGGCGACCTGGGGCTTTCCATTGATAGGACCACCGGCATCATCATGGGACTCTCGCGCGCGCAGCGCGAGCTCAATAGGGAATGGAAGGCGGCCGAGCTCTTGCAGGTCGAAGCGGCCATCGCACGGCAGCGCGAAAACGTGCTGGAAGCGATCAAGGAACTGAAGAACAAGGAAGAGAATCATCTGATTGGTCCTTTCCGGTACTTCTTCGGTACGCCCGGGCAGTTGCGGGAGGCACGCCGCAAGGCGAATGTTCAGCTTGACATTGCCAACAAGGAGTTCGCGGCCTTGCTGGCGCGCCGGGATGTCTTGAAGACAGGGCCGGGGAGTACCGTGGCAGGCGGCGTGAAGCTGCAGCCGCCCGACGTGAACTCGCCTGAGATGCGGGCGGCCCTGGGCAAGCTTCGCAAGGCGATGGAGACGCCGCTGCCGTCGCCCGTGCCTGCTCCGCTGAAGGAAAAGGTGCGAACCATCACCGACCAGATCGCCGGCCTGCAGAGCCCCGAGGCGAACCGTGCCGAGGTGTTCGGATCGTTCAGCACCGCCGGACTGGCATTGATGGGTTTCGGCCGCACCCTGCAGGAGCGCACCGCCCAGGCCGCCGAGCAGCTGCTCGAGGTCCAGAAGCAAATGCTCGGCGAGATCCGCGACAATCTGGCACCGGAGGTCGGCTGATGAATTACACGCTCTACGAGCAGGCAAGCAGCCGTGCACAGTCCGCCGGCCGCAACGCCCGGTGCACGCACGAGTTCATCGTCAAGGGCGTGATCTCGGCGTCGGCCTGGGACAGCGGCACAACCTACGCGGTCAACAATATCGTTAAGCGGTCGAATGGCTCGGTCACCGAGGAGTTCGTCTCGCTCGCCGGCAGCAACACCAATCACGACCCGCTCACCAGCCCCACCTGGTGGGAGCGTTGGGCCGAGCTCGGGGCCGAGGCCGCACTCGAGGCCGGCACACCGGTCACCTACAACGGCATGCTTCGGACGGCTGTCGACGTCACGCCCGTCCGCGTGATCGCCGTGCCCGACAGCAATCCGACGATGCCGCTGCTCTTCGAAGGCACGGTCACCTATGAGCCGTTCGACTGGTCGATCCCGGCGACGGGTGCTGAGGAATTTCGCGGGCAGACGGGCGGTGCGACGCAGCACATCACGCAATCCATCCAGACGCGCAATGCCGGCGCCATCTCCGGCCGCACTGCTCCGAATTACGATCGGGCCATTGGCGTCACCAGTGACAGCGTGGAGGGGGTGGACATCTACGTGTCGCAGGTCGACTTCACGGTCACGAAGTACTTCGCGAGCGTCACCAACGACTACTTCTACCTGTTGCGCACGCTCACCGGCAAGGTGAATCTGGCCGCGTTCACGCCGGCGAGCGACGGCCCCGAGTTCGCTGCCGGCGAGTTGCTCCTCGTAAACGTCGAGTGGTACAAGCGCAAGAACGAGGACTGGCAGTTCGTCTTCCACTACCAGGCGGGCGAGAACGTCAAGCAGGTCGTCATCGGCGACAGTTCGATCGTGATCGGCAATGGCTCGGCCGTCGTCAAATATGCGTGGGATTACGTGTGGACACGCTACGAGGACATGGAAGATTCATCCGCCAAGAAAATCGTGAAGAAGCCCTTGGCTGCCTACGTCGAGCAGGTCTACACGGCCCTGTCCTGGACCAACCTCTACAACAATTCCTACACGGCGGCTCCCTGATGCGGCGACTCCAAACCGGCCAGAAACTCAACAACGCGATCACCGCCGGCGACTGGAATGAGATCTGCGACATGGTCGAATTCTTCCGCCGGCTGAAGACGATGACGGGTGGGGGCAACACCGAGCGGCTGCCGGCCGGCGTTGTGCTCATCGAGAATGCATCCGGCAGCGACCAGGACCGTTGCGATATCCTCGGCATCGACAGCGTGGTCATCTCGTCGGCGGACAACATCGCAGAATTCAAGAGCCGCCCGGTGCTCTCCTGCATCACGCCCGCGGCCGACTACCACACCGGGAAATTCGTGGTCCTCTACGAACCGATCGCGAACGGCAAGCTCGGCTACGCATGGGTGACCGGTGTTTGCCCGGTGCAGATCCAGTCGATTCAGCCCGAACACCTCTACGCCGACATTACGGACAGCGATACGTCGAAACTCACCAGCCACGTGGCCGGTGGCGCCCGGATCCTGTGGCGGGCCGACGATGACGGCCTCGGCTGGGCGCTCGTGCAGCTTGGGGAGACGGCCCTGCCGCGCATCTATCAGTGCACGTCGGGTGTGGCCGGGGGCGAGGTAGCCGTCAAGCAGCTCGCATCCGATGGTTCCACCGTTGGCAACGATATCGCCTTGAAGGTCCTGCCGTGACACGTCTTTTTTCTGGTGACAAGATCGTGCTTGCCCGAGGATTCGACGGCGAGATTGTCGCCGCCAAGGTCGGAACCCCTGATGACGTTGATCAACTCATCATTCCCGCCCTTGCCGCCGATGGCATAGTCGTCGCCGCTCGCGTGCTCCCCATCGCAGACCGCTATTTGCATGGCCTTCCGGTTCGCCCGGCCGATGGCGGGATCATCACCGTCACGCGAATGGTGACCGGATTCCTCAAGTTGACGGCGCCGGCGGTCATCGAACGCGGATCGGCCTTCAACCTGACGATCCAGGGCCTGCTCGTCGATGGCACGAATGACACGTCATACGTTCCCCCGGGCGACATTGCGGGCCGAGTCTATCTCAGCGTCGAATCTGATGACGCCGAAACCATCTCGCCTCTCTACACCGATGGCACCGGCTGGAGTAACGGTGCCAAGACGGTGAGCTGCACCATCAGCAATGGTACCGGCCGGCACATGCTGATCATTAAGGCGTACGATTCCAACACCGACCGGCAGGGCTATACCGAGGTCTCGATCGCACCGGGCAGCCCGAGTGAGCAGGCACCGTACGCCGGCGAGACGACCGTCACCGTGATCTGGCCTACCGTCTCATTCGTTGAGACCGTTTACAAGTTTGGAGCCTGGCATTATCAGACGAAGACGCGACCGGCCGGAGAATGTGAAATTGAGTTGGCGGACAATGGCGCCGGCCTCATGCAGGGGGGTGGCGGTATTGAGGTCGATTATCCATATCCCCAAGGATCAAGGCAGGTATCAATCGAACTCTCCTATGACCTGAACACCGATGAATCGCACATGATCCTGGCTGATGCTCAGGAAACCATGTACCCCGAATGGTCACCCTATGGCGATCCGAGCGCCCGATTCTACAACGGCCTGTCATTTTCTGACCCTGATGCATGGAACATCGCGAGCGTCTGCCATTGCAGCAATACCTTTTTCGGCACGTACGTTCAGACCGTCCCCGATGCCATCGAGGTTTGGTGGGAAACGCCGCCATGATTTTTCGTCTTCCACTCAACAACTGCCTTCAGTGGCCAGCCCCGAAAATTTGACTGATTCCATGCTATCATGCCACCGTGAAACGCATCCTCACCATCCTGTCGACCCTGTTAGTTCTTCTCCTCGCCTGTGCCCGCCCAGGCCTGCGTGACGGCACCTATCGCGTCTACCGCGTCATCGACGGTGACACGCTGATCCTCCACGATGTCGGCCGTGTCCGCATGGCCGACGTGAACGCCCCCGAGCTCGACATTCCGCCGGCGAGCGGTTCATGCCCTACGAAACCCACGTCACCCCGCGGCGCCAGAACGCCCGCCGGCGGCAGGCTGGCCCCCCGCCTGCGTACACCCTCGAGCACGAGCGCATCTGTGCAGCCTTCCCTGAGCAACTGCGTTGCCCCGGCTGCCGGTCCTGCTACGTCCGCCGTCCGAACGCCGCCTGCCCGCTCGATCCGCCAAGATGGGGGCCGGTGGCAGGGTAGTCTGCTTCGTCGCCAACACCGCCTTCCCTTGGCGGAACGGCACCATAGGCACCACAGAGGATCTCGGCATCTTCTTCGGGAGCCTGTGGGTGCTGTGCTGAGAGGTCACCTTACTGAGGCTCACTCGCCGCCTATGCGCGACGCACTAAGCAAATGAGCAAGGGCGACCGCACTGGAATGTGCGATCGCCCTTGCTCGTCCATCACGAGAGTCCGAGCCTTGCGGACTCTCCGGTCCGACTTGCCTTCAGGTGCGTGAAGGCGCCGGTATCAGCGATCTACGGGCACCCTGTGTTCAGCTTGTTCCTCACGAAGATCAGGTCGAGGATGTTGATCCTGGTGTCTTCGTTCACATCGCCCTTCCAGTTGTCGCCGGTGCCGACGGGCTGGTTGAGCTTGTTACGGATGAAGATCAGGTCGAGGATGTTCACGCGGCAATCGCCGTTGGCGTCGCCGTCGATGGGCCACGGCTTCGGCCAGAAGATGGGCGGCTCGACCTTCTCGTTGTTCACGAGCACCAGCTTGTAGTTGGTGTCAGCGACGATGCCGGTGATCACCACGCTGTGATTGACGCCGACGGCGTTCTCGGCAGAGGTGTTCGGTGTGGCGCCGGCCATGGAGACGGCTCCATAGCGGACGGAGCCTTCGGCGGGGATGTCGGTATCCCACGTAACGGTCGCCACGCCCGGTGCGCCGGCGGTCACGACGACGTTCGACACCACGGGCAGCCGCGTGTCGTAGTAG